GTTTTTAGTGTGTTCCGCGCGCTAAGATTGTTGGCGAGGGTGAGGTTAAGCCTTCCGCTTCGGTTGATGTTTCCTCGTTTACTGCGCAGCCTATCAAGGTTGTGACTCAGCAGCGCGTAAGCGACGAGTTTATGTGGGCTGATGCTGATTACCGTCTGGGTGTTTTGCAGGATCTGATTTCCCCGGCTCTTGGTGCTTCGATTGGTCGCGCCGTGGATCTGATTGCTTTCCATGGTATTGATCCTGCCACTGGTAAAGCGGCTGCCGCTGTGCATACTTCGCTGGATAAGACGAAGCATATTGTTGATGCAACCGATTCCGCTACGGCTGATCTGATCAAGGCTGTCGGCCTTATCGCTGGGGCCGGTTTGCAGGTTCCTAACGGTGTTGCTTTGGATCCGGCGTTCTCGTTTGCCCTGTCTACTGAGGTGTATCCGAAGGGGTCTCCGCTTGCCGGTCAACCGATGTATCCTGCCGCCGGTTTCGCTGGTTTGGATAATTGGCGTGGCCTTAATGTTGGTGCTTCTTCGACTGTTTCTGGCGCCCCGGAGATGTCGCCTGCCTCTGGTGTTAAGGCTATTGTTGGTGATTTTTCGCGTGTTCATTGGGGGTTCCAGCGTAACTTCCCGATCGAGCTTATCGAGTATGGCGATCCGGATCAGACTGGTCGCGATTTGAAGGGCCATAATGAGGTTATGGTTCGTGCCGAGGCTGTGCTGTATGTGGCTATCGAGTCGCTTGATTCGTTTGCTGTGGTGAAGGAGAAGGCTGCACCGACTCCTCCTCCGGCTGGTAACTGATACAAGATAAGCGAATGTGTACTATGTGCAGGGGGTGGTGTTGATGGGTATCATTTTGAAGCCTGAGGATATTGAGCCTTTCGCCGATATTCCTAGAGAGAAGCTTGAGGCGATGATCGCTGATGTGGAGGCTGTAGCTGTCAGTGTCGCCCCCTGTATCGCTAAACCGGATTTCAAATATAAGGATGCCGCTAAGGCTATTCTGCGCAGGGCCCTGTTGCGCTGGAATGATACCGGGGTTTCGGGTCAGGTGCAGTACGAGTCTGCGGGCCCGTTTGCTCAGACTACACGGTCGAATACTCCCACGAATTTGTTGTGGCCTTCTGAGATTGCTGCGTTGAAGAAGTTGTGTGAGGGTGATGGTGGGGCTGGTAAAGCGTTCACTATTACACCGACCATGAGGAGTAGCGTGAATCATTCTGAGGTGTGTTCCACGGTGTGGGGTGGCGGCTGTTCGTGCGGGTCGAATATTAACGGCTACGCTGGCCCTTTGTGGGAGATATGATATGACCAGTTTTCCTTACGGTGAAACGGTTGTGATGCTTCAGCCGACTGTTCGTGTCGATGATCTTGGCGACAAGGTGGAGGATTGGTCTAATCCTGTCGAGACTGTGTTCCATAACGTGGCCATCTATGCTTCCGTTTCGCAGGAGGATGAGGCCGCGGGGCGTGACTCTGACTATGAGCATTGGTCGATGCTTTTCAAGCAGCCTGTCAAGGGTGCCGGTTATCGTTGCCGGTGGCGTATTCGGGGTGTTGTGTGGGAGGCTGACGGGTCTCCTATGGTGTGGCATCATCCGATGTCTGGCTGGGATGCGGGCACGCAGATCAATGTGAAGCGTAAGAAGGGCTGATGGGTAGTGGCTCAGGATGTGAATGTGAAGCTGAACTTGCCGGGTATTCGTGAGGTGTTGAAGTCTTCTGGGGTGCAGGCTATGTTGGCTGAGCGTGGCGAGCGTGTCAAGCGTGCGGCCTCGGCGAATGTGGGCGGTAACGCTTTCGATAAGGCCCAATACCGTAATGGTTTGTCGTCGGAGGTGCAGGTTCACCGTGTTGAGGCTGTCGCTCGTATAGGCACCACATATAAGGGTGGGAAGCGTATTGAGGCGAAGCATGGCACGCTGGCTCGTTCGATTGGGGCTGCGTCGTGATCGTCTACGATGACCCCAGGAAGTGGGCTAAACGCGTGCTCAAGGATGATGGCTGGCTGTCTGATATACCCTGTGTGGGGACGGTGCCTGATGATTTTACGGGTGACCTGATTTGGTTGGCGTTGGATGGTGGCCCGCAGTTGCATGTGCGTGAGCGTGTTTTTTTGCGCGTGAATGTGTTTTCTGATACGCCTGATCGGGCTATGTCTTTGGCGCGTCGTGTTGAGGCTGTTCTGACTGACGGGGTTGATGGTGATCCGGTGGTGTTTTGTAGGCGTTCTACGGGTCCTGATTTGCTGGTTGATGGTGCACGTTTTGATGTGTATTCGCTGTTCGAGCTGATATGTAGGCCTGTCGAATCTGAGTAAACGTATTTGTTTTTGTTTTAATGTAATTGTTTGATATTTAATGGGGGTTGTGATGGCTGCAACACGTAAAGCGTCTAATGTTCGTTCAGCGGTTACTGGCGACGTTTATATTGGTGACGCGCACGCGGGTGATACTATTAAGGGTGTGGAGGCGGTTCCTTCCGGGCTTACAGCTTTAGGGTATTTGTCGGATGACGGGTTTAAGATTAAGCCTGAGCGTAAAACGGATGATTTGAAGGCTTGGCAGAATGCGGATGTTGTTCGCACGGTTGCTACCGAGTCTTCTATCGAGATTTCTTTCCAGCTGATCGAGTCTAAGAAGGAGGTTATCGAGCTGTTTTGGCAGTCGAAGGTTACTGCCGGATCCGATTCGGGTTCGTTCGATATTTCACCAGGCGCAACCACTGGCGTGCACGCTTTACTGATGGATATTGTTGATGGGGATCAGGTTATTCGCTACTATTTCCCCGAGGTTGAGCTTATCGATCGTGACGAGATCAAGGGTAAGAATGGCGAAGTGTACGGGTATGGTGTGACGTTGAAGGCTTACCCTGCCCAGATTAATAAGACTGGTAATGCGGTGTCGGGTCGGGGGTGGATGACGGCTTTAAAAGCTGATACTCCTCCGGTTCCGCCTTCTCCGAAGCCTCAGCCGGATCCGAATCCGCCGTCTAATAACTGATACACGAGTTTAGGGGATTGTTGATAGATGAGTGACACAGGTTACACGTTAAAGATTGGTGACCGTAGCTGGGTGTTGGCGGATGCGGAGGAGACGGCTCAGGCTGTTCCTGCCCGCGTGTTTCGCCGTGCAGCTAAAATTGCCCAGTCGGGGGAGTCTGCGGATTTCGCCCAGGTTGAGGTGATGTTTTCTATGCTAGAAGCGGCCGCCCCGGCTGACGCAGTGGAGGCCCTGGAGGGGCTTCCTATGGTTCGTGTTGCCGAGATTTTCCGTGAGTGGATGGAATACAAGCCCGACCAGAAAGCGGCTTCCCTGGGGGAATAATTTGGCTCCACGGCCTGATTGATGATTATCGTGGGGCCATCGAATATGATTGGAGGACCCGGTTCGGTTGCTCTGTGTACGATGTTGGTGGCCCGGTGATGTGTTGGGGTGAGGCTGTCCGGCTGGCTGGCGTGTTGTGTACCGATACGTCTAGCCAGTTGGCGGCCCACCTGAATGGTTGGCAGCGCCCGTTTGAGTGGTCAGAGTGGGCTGTGTTGGACATGCTGGATCATTACAGGTCTGCTAATAGTGAGGGGCAGCCGGAGCCTGTGGCGAGGCCTACGGATGAGCGTAGGGCCCGGTTTACGTCTGGGCAGGTGGACGATATTTTGGCGCGTGTTCGTGCCGGTGGCGGGGTGTCTCGCGAGATTAATATTATGGGGTGAATAGTGTATGTCTGGTGAGATTGCTTCCGCATATGTGTCTTTGTATACGAAGATGCCTGGTTTGAAATCGGATGTTGGTAAACAGTTGTCGGGTGTTATGCCTGCTGAGGGTCAGCGTTCAGGTAGTCTTTTTGCTAAGGGCATGAAGTTGGCTTTGGGTGGCGCCGCAATGGTGGGTGCCATCAATGTTGCTAAGAAGGGCCTCAAGTCTATTTATGATGTGACTATTGGTGGCGGTATTGCTAGGGCGATGGCTATTGATGAGGCTCAGGCTAAACTGACTGGTTTGGGTCATACGTCTTCTGACACGTCGTCGATTATGAATTCGGCTATTGAGGCTGTGACTGGTACGTCGTATGCGTTGGGTGATGCGGCTTCTACGGCTGCGGCGTTGTCTGCTTCGGGTGTGAAGTCTGGCGGGCAGATGACGGATGTGTTGAAGACTGTCGCCGATGTGTCTTATATTTCGGGTAAGTCGTTTCAGGATACGGGCGCTATTTTTACGTCGGTTATGGCCCGCGGTAAGTTGCAGGGCGATGACATGTTGCAGCTTACGATGGCGGGTGTCCCTGTACTGTCTTTGCTTGCCAGGCAGACGGGTAAAACCTCGGCTGAGGTGTCGCAGATGGTGTCGAAGGGGCAGATTGATTTTAACACGTTTGCGGCGGCGATGAAGCTTGGCATGGGTGGTGCTGCTCAGGCGTCTGGTAAGACGTTTGAGGGCGCTATGAAGAATGTTAAGGGCGCTTTGGGCTATTTGGGTGCTACGGCTATGGCGCCGTTTCTTAACGGGTTGCGACAGATTTTTGTTGCGTTGAATCCGGTTATCAAGTCTATCACGGATTCTGTGAAGCCGATGTTTGCTGCCGTCGATGCTGGTATTCAGCGTATGATGCCGTCTATTTTGGCGTGGATTAACCGTATGCCGGGCATGATCACTCGAATGAATGCACAGATGCGCGCCAAGGTTGAGCAGTTGAAGGGCATTTTTGCGAGAATGCATTTGCCGGTCCCTAAAGTGAATTTGGGTGCCATGTTTGCTGGCGGCACCGCAGTGTTCGGTATTGTTGCTGCCGGTGTGGGGAAGCTTGTTGCAGGGTTTGCCCCGTTGGCTGTGTCGTTGAAGAATCTGTTGCCGTCGTTTGGTGCTTTGAAGGGTGCCGCCGGGGGGCTTGGCGGCGTGTTTCGCGCCCTGGGTGGCCCTGTCGGTATTGTGATCGGCTTGTTTGCGGCCATGTTTGCCACGAACGCCCAGTTCCGTGCCGCTGTTATGCAGCTGGTTGGTGTTGTTGGCCAGGCTTTGGGGCAGATTATGGCCGCTGTGCAGCCGCTGTTGGGTTTGGTTGCGGGGCTGGTGGCACAGTTGGCGCCAGTGTTCGGCCAGATTATTGGTTTGGTTGCCGGGTTGGCTGCCCAGTTGATGCCTGTGATTAGTATGTTGGTTGCTCGGCTGGTTCCTGTGATCACGCAGATTATTGGTATGGTGACGCAGGTTGCGGCCATGTTGCTGCCTACGTTGATGCCGGTTATTCAGGCTGTTGTGGCTGTGATACGGCAGGTTGTTGGTGTTGTGTCGCAGTTGGTGCCGGTGTTGATGCCTGTGATTCAACAAATACTCGGTGCTGTGATGTCTGTTCTGCCACCGATTATTGGTTTAATCAGGTCACTTATGCCTGTGATTGCGGCTGTCATGCGTGTGGTGGTTCAGGTTGTTGCGGTTGTGATACAGGTGGTGGCCCGCATTATTCCGGTTGTGATGCCGATTGTGACAGCTGTGATCGGGTTCGTTGCACGTATTCTTGGCGCTATTGTGTCTGCTGCAGCCCGGATTATTGGGACTGTCACCCGTGTCATCTCATGGGTTGTGAATCATTTAGTGTCTGGCGTGAGGTCTATGGGCACGGCCATCCAGAATGGCTGGAATCATATCAAATCGTTTACGTCTGCGTTTATTAACGGTTTCAAGTCGATCATTTCTGCCGGTGTTGCCGCGGTTGTGGGGTTTTTTACGCGGCTTGGTTTGTCGGTTGCCTCCCATGTGAGGTCTGGTTTTAACGCGGCCCGTGGCGCTGTTTCGTCTGCGATGAATGCTATCCGGAGTGTTGTGTCTTCGGTGGCGTCTGCTGTTGGCGGGTTTTTCGGTTCTATGGCGTCTAGGGTTCGTAGTGGTGCTGTGCGCGGGTTTAATGGTGCCAGGAATGCGGCTTCTTCTGCTATGCATGCTATGGGTTCTGCTGTGTCTAGTGGTGTGCATGGTGTGCTGGGTTTTTTCCGGAATCTGCCTGGCAATATTCGGCATGCTCTCGGTAATATGGGGTCTTTGTTGGTGTCTGCTGGCCGTGATGTGGTGTCTGGTTTGGGTAATGGTATCCGGAATGCTATGAGTGGCCTGTTGGATACTGTGCGTAACATGGGTTCCCAGATTGCGAACGCCGCGAAGTCTGCTCTGGGTATTCATTCCCCGTCGAGGGTGTTTCGTGACCAGGTTGGCCGTCAGGTTGTTGCCGGTTTGGCTGAGGGGATCACCGGGAATGCTGGTTTGGCGTTGGATGCGATGTCGGGTGTGGCTGGACGGCTGCCGGATGCTGTTGATGCCCGGTTTGGTGTGCGATCGTCTGTGGGCTCGTTTACCCCGTATGGCAGATATCAGCGTGCGAATGATAAGAGTGTTGTGGTGAATGTGAATGGGCCTACTTATGGGGATCCGAACGAGTTTGCGAAGCGGATTGAGCGGCAGCAGCGTGACGCTTTGAACGCGTTGGCTTACATGTGATCGAGGGGGTGTTGTGCATGTTTATTCCTGACCCGTCTGACCGTTCTGGTTTGACTGTTACCTGGTTTATGGATCCGCTGTTTGGCGACGAGCGTGTGCTTCATTTGACGGATTATACGGGTGCGTCTCCTGTCATGTTGTTGAATGATTCGTTGCGCGGTTTGGGTGTTCCCGAGGTGGAGCATTTTTCTCAAACTCATGTTGGGGTGCACGGCTCAGAGTGGCGCGGGTTTAATGTGAAGCCTCGCGAGGTGACGCTGCCGGTGTTGGTGTCGGGTGTTGACCCGGATCCGGCTGGCGGGTTTCGTGACGGTTTTTTGAAAGCCTATGACGAGTTGTGGTCTGCTTTTCCTTCCGGGGAGGAGGGAGAGTTGTCGGTGAAGACTCCTGCCGGTCGTGAGCGTGTGCTGCGGTGCCGGTTTGATTCGGCGGATGACACGTTTACGGTGGATCCGGTGAATCGCGGCTATGCGCGCTATGTGATTCATTTGACAGCCTATGACCCGTTTTGGTATGGGGATGAGCAAAAGTTTCGTTTCAGTAACGCGAAGTTGCAGGATTGGTTGGGTGGCGGCCCTGTCGGCAAGGATGGCACGGCGTTTCCTGTGGTGTTGACGCCTGGTGTTGGTTCGGGCTGGGATAATCTGTCTAATAAGGGTGATGTGCCTGCGTGGCCTGTGATTCGTGTTGAGGGGCCTTTGGAGTCGTGGTCTGTGCAGATTGATGGTTTGCGTGTATCTTCGGATTATCCGGTCGAGGAGTATGATTGGATCACTATTGATACGGATCCTCGTAAACAGTCTGCGTTGTTGAACGGGTTTGAGGATGTGATGGATCGTTTGAAGGAGTGGGAGTTTGCGCCTATCCCGCCTGGCGGTTCTAAGAGTGTAAATATTGAGATGGTTGGTTTGGGTGCCATTGTTGTGTCGGTGCAGTACAGGTTTTTGAGGGCTTGGTGAATAGTTGATGGCTGGTCTTGTCCCGCAGATAACATTGTTTACACCGGATTATCGCCGTGTGGCGCCTATCAATTTTTTTGAGTCGTTGAAGTTGTCGTTGAAGTGGAATGGTTTGTCTACGCTGGAGTTGGTGGTGTCGGGGGATCATTCCAGGCTTGACGGGTTGACGAAGCCTGGTGCACGGCTGGTTGTTGATTATGGTGGTGGCCAGATTTTTTCTGGGCCTGTGCGCAGGGTTTATGGTGTGGGTCCGTGGCGTTCTTCGCGTGTGACTATCACGTGTGAGGATGATATCCGTCTGTTGTGGCGTATGCTGATGTGGCCTGTGAATTATCGTCCTGGTATGGTTGGTATGGAGTGGCGTGCCGACAGGGATTATGCCCACTATTCGGGTGCGGCTGAGTCGGTGGCTAAGCAGGTGTTGGGGGATAATGCTTGGCGTTTTCCGCCTGGTTTGTTTATGGAGGAGGATGAGAGTCGTGGCCGCTATATTAAGGATTTTCAGGTGCGGTTTCACGTGTTTGCCGATAAGTTGTTGCCGGTGTTGTCGTGGGCTCGGATGACTGTCACGGTGAACCAGTTTGAGAATAAGATGAAGGATCAGCGTGGTTTGGTGTTTGATTGTGTGCCTGCTGTGACCCGGAAGCATGTGTTGACTGCCGAGTCTGGTTCGATTGTGTCGTGGGAGTATGTGCGTGACGCCCCGAAGGCGACAACTTATCGGCAAA